TTGTTGCCCCAGTGGCCGAGTTGGCTGCATTGGTCGCTGAAGTGCTGGCAGCACTGGCAGAGTTCGCAGCATTCGTTGCGCTGGTCGCTGCGTTTCCTGCTGACGTATTGGCTTCACTTGCCTTGGTTGTGGCCGTCGATGCACTGCCACTGGCACTGGTGGCGCTATTGGATGCAGCGGTGGCGCTGGTAGCTGCTTCGCCTGCCTTGGTGGTAGCTGTGCCGGCTGATGTTGCAGCGTTACTGGCACTGGTGGCGGCATTCGTGGCACTGGTGGATGCCTCTCCAGCCTTGGTTGTGGCGATACCGGCCTGGGTCGTAGCCGTCGTGGCTGCATTGCTTGCCGTAGTGGCAGAACCGGCTGCGTTGGTGGCGCTGGTGCCAGCCTCGGTGGCCTTGGTCGTTGCCGTCGCGGCTGAACCAGAAGCGGCTGTGGCAGAACCCGATGCAGCAGTCGCAGAGGCCTCGGCGGCGTCGGCGTAGGCCATGGCGATGTCATTCGCCTCTTCCGCCAGACTCGCCAGCCACTGAGCCTCGGTGCCCTGGAAGCCCTGCTCGACCGCGACCTGATAGGCGGTTTTGCCGGGGATGCCCTGGGATCCAGGCGCATTCACCTCCACCACAGTGGGGATGCTGGCCTCGTTGACAATGACCTCGACTTGATTGCTCATGGCACGTCATCTGTGAGGCCGGGATCCAGGGTCGCCGGACCCTCCAGCCAGTAATCCGCCGCTCCGCCAGGCTCGATCACCAACATATCCCAGAAGCCTGAACGGCCGATTGCTCTGGTCTCAGCGCGCGTGAGCGACAGCTTGATCTGGCCCAGGCTGCGATTGACATAGGTCACGGTCAGGTCTGCAATCTTTTTCTGACGTGTTTCATCACGCCAGATCTGCGCCAGCACCGTGTAGCCGGTGAGGTTCAATGCCGCCCCACCAGCCTTGAGCGTGATCGGTTCCCCCAGCGTCGCCCGCTGGGGGATGCGCAGCGTGTAGGTGGCGGGGCGGATGCGAGGCATGCCTCAGGATTTGGCGGAAGCCGTTAGGTTCAGGTTAGGCAATCCGTGACAGGCTCACTTCCAAGAATGCACCGTCATCCACCAACATCGGCTCGCGCACTTGGTAGCTGACGCCGTTGACGGAAACCGTGTCGCCATACTTCATCGCGCCGAACAGATCAGCGCGCACCGTCAACTTGTAATCCGTCGTGATCACCATCCCATCAGCAATCATCTGCGCTGGCATGTCCAGCACGCCGATGCCGCTCACGCTGCCCATCACTACCGGCAGCCCGAAATCAGCCAGGAAACTATCGAGGTCTTCAGTGAACACAGGCGCCCCCTGCAGCAAAGCCCCCAGCCCGTAGGCCAGGGGCGGTGATCATCAGGCTGCGATCAGCCGTACTTCTTCACGCCAACGGCATTCACCGAGAACGTAAAGCTCGGGCTGGTGCCGCCGATCGTGTAGGTCACGCGCACGTAGCGGCGCGACTCGTCCTTGCTGATCACCAGCTTCTGCTGGGAAGCGGTGGTGGTGACCTGGGTAAAGGCGGCGCCGCTGATGGCGGAGTAGCCGCTACCAAGCGAGTCGGAGTGCTCCACCGTCACCGTCATGGTCGGAGTGGTGCCGCTGCCGGCGGCGGAGTCCAGCAACAGCACAAGGTCGCCGTCGTACTGCTGCAGGTCAACACCAGTGCCGCTGCCGGTGGCAGTACGGGCCGTGGTCGGATGGAAGTTCAGAGCCTCGAACTTGTCGAGGGCTTGGCGAAGAATGGCCATGGGTCAGTCCTCCTCGGAGGCGATGGTGGTTGTGGACTTGCGGGTCCGCTTGGGAGCATCCGGCTCCCGCTGCGGCACAGGCTCAGCAGGTGCAAAACGCGCCTTGCCCATGCCAATCAGCAAATTGGCGTCGCTCAGGCTGACCTCAATCAGGGAGCCGGCCTGAACCGGCTCTCCAGAGACCATGACCGAGCGAAGGATCTCGATCCTCATGGTGATCAGGTGCCGTAGCAGAAGGCGGACGGTTGCTTAACGGCGTAGTCCACATCTTGCAGAGCAATGATGCGAACGGTGCCGGCAGTCGATCCGGCGTAGGGATCCACGGTCAGATCCAGGCCGCTCCACATGCCGACGACAAACTGGGAGAAGTCGCCGAACAGGCAGTCGTTGGTGGTGAGCTGGTTGGACACGATCACCGGGTAGCCGTTGATCTCGTTGTCCTGGAACACGAATTGAGCGGTAGAAGTCGCGCTCTTCTCAGTGCTCTTCAGTGCACCTCGAGCGGTGGCGTTGATGATGTAGCGCAGGCTGCCAGCATCAGCGTTGGCGGCGGCCACATCGGTCTCCATGCCGATGTACTCAGCAAAGGTGCCGTAGGTGGTGATCGTCTGGGTGCCGATGCCGGTGGTGTTCACCAGGCCCAGCGGCTGGTTGCTGGAACCGCTGCCGTAGATGGCGGCGCGATCCAGTTCCAGGGCGATCACGCGAGCCAGGTCAGCGCGGACCATTCCTTCCACGTCAATGCTGGACTGCAGCAGCAGGCGGCGGCTGTAGTCCACAAAGGCGCCCACGGTCTTGGGCGTCATGTTGACCTGGTCGATGGCCTGCTGGCTCTCGGTGGGGCTGCTGCCCTCGCCGACCCAGTACGCCGTGGCAGCAGACGTCTGCCGGGGGATGCTGATGTTGCCCTGCAGGCCGCTCAGCATCGTGACGCCGGCCTGCATCATCGCCATCCGGTTGCGGAGCAGCTCGATGAACGAGCTGGCCAGCGTTTCGGCGGCCACCAGGTTGCCGCCGGCCGTGGAGGTGCCGACCACCAGGTCGCGACGCAGGACCTCGTTGGGGATGACAATGCCGTTGCTGGAGCGCTCGTACTTCTCAGCGGCGGCCTTGCCGACTTCAATCTCGAACTCAGCGGCGCGGCGAGCGCTGGCATCGCCTTGATTGGCCAGGAAGTTCAGCGCGCGAACGAAAGAGAAGCGCTTGACTTCCTTCTCGCTCAGGCCGACGTCGTTCGTGGTCAGATCCACGTTGGAGATGGGTTGCTGCATGGTGCTACGGGTTCCGAGTTGATCCAGGATCGCCTCACGCGCTTCCGCGAGAGATTTACCGCCGTCGATCAGCTGGCGGGCCAGGTCGGCCATGTCGTGACGATCACCCAGGGCGGTGATGGATGCGATCCGATCGCGCTCGGCCTTGACAGCCTCGGATCGGATCACCTCCATGTCCACCTGGGGAGCTGGAGCTTCAGGCGCTTCCATTTCTTCGGCTGCCGGAGATTGGACTACATCAGGCAGGCTAGGAATTGCATCATCCATAGCTCTGCCCAATCCCACGCTGTTATCGGCTGGAATGCTGACCAGGCTTACCTCCAGAGGTGTCCAGCGGGTCACTACGAGCGTGCCGTCGTCACCTTCTTCGGCGTCGTTGATCTCATACGCAAAGCTCACGTTGCGCAAGATGCCATCCTCAACGTCCTGGCGCTTTTCCTGCGCCATGGCATTGCGGCTCCACTTCACCTTGGCGTAACCGCGCTGGTCATCGCCGAACAATGCCTGCTGCACCACGCCGATCACAGCATCACGGTCGTGGTTCCACAGGAACGGCGCGCCATCGTTCAACCTGGCCAGATCAGCAGCGCCAGCCTGGTGGCTCAGGATCTCGGTGCCGAACCAGCGCTCCACCGGCTGCTCAGAGCTGAAGCTGAACGTGAGCTCGTCGCCTTCGCCTTCGCCCAAGCTGATCTGCAGCTCGCGGCGTTGCACCAACGAACCACCAGAGCGCTTACGCAGTTCCGCTAGATCCATTCTCCTGACTTGCGGTATCAGTCGTCAGGTTATTAACCGGCGAATCTGCAAGATTCACGCCAAGGTTCAGCGCCAGCTGCTGCTCAAATGCTTTCTGGCGCATGTTCTCTTCCAAGTCGGTGCCGAGCATGCCGCAGATCTGGCTCTTGGTGATGTAGCCGCGATCCTCCATCAGCGCATAGGCCTGCGCCTCCTTCAGTGGATCCACCCACTGCCAGCCACGCGGCTGCCAGAACGCCGCATCTTCGTACCGCTCCGGCCGGATCTCGTAATCACTCAGCTGCAGGACATTGCCCAGCACAGCGGTCTGCAACCACTGCACGTAGATGCGCTGGTAGAAGTCTTGGATCATCAGATCCTGGACCACCTTCCAGTGATCGCGATCTTCGATCAAGCTGAGACGGCTGCTGGAGTAGTTGGTCTGGCTGAAGTCCTTGCTGACCGTCTCGTAGCTGCAGCCCATGCCCGCTGCGAAGCGCCGGGTTTTCTGCCGAACGAACATCTCATACTGTGCATCCGGCGCCTGCAGCTGCGGCACCTGCACGACCTCACCGGGATTCAGGTACCGGAACTGGCCGGGCTCGAAATCCGTCAGCCGGTCTTCGCCTTCTACGTCATCACCCTCCAGCTCGCCCTCGGGTGACTGGATGAAGCCCATCAGGCTGGCGGCGCCACGGGCACGCACGACCGCCGCTTCCTCATAGCCGGCCATCTGGTGCGCATCTTCCATGACCGCTGAGAACCACGGCACACCACGGGTCTGGCCGGGGCGGTCCGGCTCAAATAGGTGGATGACTTCAGACGCCGGGATGATCAGATGGCGGCGGTTATCATCGACGCGGCCGACTAGGTTGCTGTCGCCAGGGTGCCGCGTGAAGAACGCATAATTCAGCGGCTGGCCCCACTCGTCAATTTCAACACCCAGCCGCCACTCGCTGTTGGTCTGTGATGTCGGACCGGCATACTCCTCATCGAGCATGTCAGATTCGATCATCTGCAATGCCATCGGCACCTTGCCGCGACGATCACGGCGGTTGACGACACGAAAGATCGCCTCGCCAGATTCCACCATCGCACCAACTGCAATCCTGGCCAACCGCTGCAGATCATTGCGGCCGGACGCATCGCAGTTCTGCTTGCGGCACCACTGCAGCCACAGCATCTCGATGCGTTGATTGATCGCATCATCACGCATGCCGCCACGCAGCTTCATCACCCTGGCCTGAAGCTGAACGCCGGTGCCGATAACGTTCAGCTCAACCGCGCGTTTCGCCTGCCTGGCATACGGGTTATCGCGCACCATCTGCCGCGCGCGATTGCGCAGCTGCCGGATGCTCAGCTTGATCTCAGCATCGGCGCTGGTCTGACCCGCCAGCCAGTCAGCCGTCAGGCGGCTCATCCTGGCGCCGGCATACATCCGCCTGGAGCGCGGCCGTGGTAACGGCTCAGGCTCCGGTAGCCGCATGCTGGTGGAAGTGCTGATGCCGGCCAAGAAGTTGGCGATCATGATTTCCAAAAGCGGATTGACAGTTTCCGTGGATCACCCAGACCGTTCGCGATCTTCTGCGCACGGTCTTCCTTGGACACATCACGCTTAAGCCGGTCTTCCAGCATCACCAGCTCGGCCAGCGTCATTTTCTTCAGCCGCCTGGTGCCAATGGTGTACTCCGCCACCGCGCCACCACGCACGATTGAGCGGATCGCCGCTTGCACAGCCTCCAGGTCTTGCCGCGCCTGGCTCCGGCCATCGAATGCTGCAGCGCTGCCGGTGTACGCCAGGCTGCGTTCAACCGTGACAGTGCCGGTGCCGACCGTGATCGACTCAACGTCGCGCGCAATCCGCCGCTGCCAGTACCAGGTGCCGAAGTCCATCGCGCCGCTGGTTTGGGCGCTGATCGTGAATCGCCAGCCTTCCGCAACAGGAGAGCCGCTGACCGTCAATGCTTCGTTGGCTTGATTGAACCGTAACCACAGCACAGACGACCATTGGTCAGAGCCGCGATCATCGGTCGGCGGCTCAACCCAGCTGATGGAATCACCAGCAAAAAGTGTGGGCGGAATCTTTGCCATGCAGGCAGGCTACCAACCGGAAACAAAGTTCCCACGGCGTGCTGATTGCGGCTTGCGGCGTTGCATGATTGGATCAACCGGTCCCGGCACTTGCTGCGGTAGCGGCTCAGGCTTGACGGCGTTGATTCTGCGTTCCAGCTGATCCCACATCGTTGCGCGGTTGTAGCGCCTGCTCAGCAGCTGCAGCGCCGCGTAGGCGTAGCGGGTGCAGTCGCCGGCTTCGTCGTTCGCGCCAGTTGGCTTGACCCAGTGATACGTGGTCTGTCCCTTGTCGCGCTTCGGCATCCGCTTCCACGGGAACAGCTCATCCAGGAACTGATCGGTCGAAGCCTCGCCAAGATGCAGGTAGCCAGGGCCTGGCGTCTCATTGCGGAGCCGGCCCTGCAGGTGGTTCACGCTGGCGTCATAGCCGACGTGATACAGCATCACGCCACCCTTGATCAGCGGGCGATTCTTGCGGTTCACATCCACCGCCACGCCGCGGCCAAGCAGCGGCTTGCCTTTCTGCGGCGCTCCCTTCATCGGCACCCAGACGCCAGATTTCCCGCGGCACCAGTCGCGCACCTCATGCGTGGCATAGCCGCCATCGTCAATGCCACCCATCGCCAGGCGCATCTCAATGCCGTCTTCACGCTGCCACTTCGTCGCGGCGATCTGGGTCAGCTGATCCAGTGTCTCAGGCTGTTGCGGGTCGCCATCAATCTCCCAGTGACCGAGATGCCATCCCTCCTCTCCCTTGCCCCACCCCCAGACCGTGACCACCAGGCGCTCACCAGCCGATCCGCCGCCACCCTGGACGTCGACGCCGGCCGTGATGGCAAGCACGCCGTTGGGAACCGTGCCGATCGGGTAGCCGTTGCCCGAGCCCGTGTCGAGCCGGCGCTTTGTCAGTCCGTCGGCGTTCAGCTTGCCCGACAGCGTGTCTTCCCACGGCATGCCAAGGACGGTGTTGTGAAACGTCTGCATGGCGTCCGGGTCACCCTTGCGCATCGCGTCAAGCGCTTCCTGGTACTCGCGCACCAGAATTGACCAGTCCGCCGCCGGGCTGTGGCTGTAGGCGGCCCAGATGTGGAAACTGACCAGACCCGGCACCTGAGACACGGCAGTCGGTCGCCACTCGCCGCGCTCCACCATCCATCGCTTCTTGCTGTGCGGGATCAGCTCTTTGCAGTTCTCGCATTCGTACTTGCCAGCCTGCGGGCCTTCTTTGCACATCTGCTCCCATCGGAGCACCTGGTACGCATTGCAGAACGGGCACGGCACGTAGTACCGGCGCTGGTCGCCACGCAGGAACCATTCCTCGGTCTTGCCACCCTTGAAGATCGGCGTGCCGCCTAGGCCGATCTTGCGGTCCCAGTAGTAGTCCGCCCGGTTGCGGCCCAGCTTGATCGGGTCGCCTTCATCCAGCTTCGGGTAGGCATCCACCTCATCGAACAGCACCACCTTGCGGCTCTTGCGCCGGAAGCTCCGGCCGCTGGCAGCATTGACGATGTCGATCAATGCGCCGTTGCTGAGCTGCTTGAGCAGGATCGTGTTGCTGGCGGTGTTGCGTGACTTGCTCTCGCTGATCAATCCACGCAAGCATGGCGTGTCCTCAAACAGCGGCTTGATCTCCTCCTTGCTGTAGCCCTCGGCGTCTTCCTTGACCGGTTGCACGATCATGATTTCGCACGGGTCCTGGTGGCTGTAGTACTGCACCACCACGTTGAGCACCTTCGTGTAGCCGACCCGTGCCGACTTCATCCAGGCGACCATCTCCACCTCGGGATCGGTGAAGCAGTCCATCGGCTCCCGTTGGTACGGGATGCAGGTCCAGTTGCCCTTCGTCGCCGTTGATCCGGTCATGACGGCGAACTCGTCGGCGTACTCGCTCAGCCGCAGGCGCGGCGGCGGCCGGAGGCCCACCAGGATCCGCCGCGTGAGCTCCGAGACGTCAGCCGAGATCATGCCTTCACCTCACCGGTGGCCAGCTCCTCAAGGGCTTCACGGATCAGCACCGTGAGCACCTCGACCTCTTCAAGCTCCAGGTGCGGAATGCGCTGTTTCGCCGCGCTCGGAACACCCAGCAACTTGGACCGGGTGACGTTGACCGCTCCGGCCCATGCTGCTTCGACGTCTTCGCGCCGTAGCAGCTGGCCTTCCTTCGTCTTGCGCTCCAGCTCCAGCAGGTTGGCCTTCTCGTATTCGGAGCGGGCGCGGCTCTCGTTGTAGTCGGGAAGCTCGTCAGGCCTTGTCGGCGGCGGTGGTGAAGACGCAGGCGCTGCTGCCGGCTTGACCTCGCTGCGCGGCTTGGGTGAATCAGAGCGCTTCCGGGTGATGCTTGACCAGCGCTGCTCCAATCCGTCCCGCTCGATCATTGGTCCATCGGAACCGGGAACGGTCTTCAGCTCGTTGCTGTTGATCTTGCGGTAGATACTGCCTCGACTCTTGAGGCCCAGAATTTCAGCGGCTTCGCTGATCGTGATGAGCACTTGCGCGATCTGTCACCGTTGTCACAGGCTAAAAAGGTGTGACAGGCTGATGTGACAGCTACGGGGACCGTATACGCGCTTATACAGCATTGTCGCTTTATTGGAAACAGAAATCACCATAGA